TCAGCGGGGCGTGTGTCGGCTCGCCTTGCCGTTACTCTTCGCCTTGCCGCTCGCCCGCCCCTTCCCGCCGGCCAGCCCGTCCGGGGTCGGCAACGCGGTCCGTACGCGCGGCAGCGGCCCGAGCAAATGGTCGAACCCGGCGCGGCCGCACCACAGGTCCAGGCAGACTTCCCAGACCGCGAGCGGTCGCCCACCGCAGCCGGGACAGGGCTCGCCCGGCTTCCTTGGGCGGGCTGACCACGCGTGCCGCAAGCCGATCAGCGTCAGCACGGATTTGGCCAGCGCATCGAGCGTGCGTTCCCGCGACGCGCGGCGGCCCCGATCCTGCGCGGCGAGTCGCGCAGTCTCAGCCAGTTCGAGCAGTTCGAGCAGTTCGAGATGCCCGGGGGCGCGCGGGTCGACGACCTCGTCCAACCCTTCGGTGGGGGTTTCCTTGTGCTTCCGCCTTCGCTCGCGTCGTCCTCGCGGCTCGCGGACCCACTCATCGGCCCGGCGCCATCGCCCCGCGGCCGGGTCGTCGGCGGGCGAGACGATCACGAGGTTGCGCCCGTTCGCTTCGTTGGTCGAGAGCACCACGCACGGTCCGGGCGGGGCTTCTGACCACAGTTCGGCCACGCCGCGCTCGACCGCCTCAGCCACGATCTGCTCGACGTCAAACTCGGCCACGTCGAGCAGCCCGGCCAACGCGTCGACGCGCACGAGCACCGGCCCGCGGGCGAGAACGTCGAGCAGCCCCGCAACCGCGTCGTTGGCCGTGACAGTGGACATGGTCGGCGATCCCAGGGCGGTCGGTCATCGGTGGCTCACGAGCACGGGCGCACGGCCGGGTCGTCACCGACCCCGCTTGGCGGGTTTGCCGGGCGTGGTCTTCCCCGGCTTTGGTGCCGATCCGGCGCGCTTGGGCATCGGAGGCGCTGGGATGTTGGTGAGTCGCTTGATCGATATGTTCTTCGGCATGGGTTCACCTTGGTTCGTGGGTTGGAGATTCGTTCCGCTCGGCTCGGCGGCGGGCCACGATCTCGTGGGCTCGCTCAAGAGCCTTGCCCATATCGACGGGCTCCTCTCTCGCGTCGACGGTCAACCTATGAAATCGTGCAAGTAGGGCGAGCGCGGCGAGAGGGTCGTGAAGCTCGAGCCGCACTCCGTCCTTGCCTACGGCTAGCCGTTTCAGCAGATGGGACCGGCCTCGCTTTCGGGCCTTCCTGATGTCGACCACGGGCGGCCCATCACCGCTAAGGTCGAGGAAGTCAGTCAGGTCGCCACGCGCGACGTCGGAGAGCCTCGCCAAGCACTCTTTGGCGCTCATCGCGGCGTCGTCCAACTCGCTCGCGATCGCCGCGCGAACTGTAGGTTTTCGTAGCAGGCGCGACCCAGTGGGGTGGTCGTTCTTGTAACCCGCCATTCTCGCGGCGAGGCTCGCGCAGCCCCTCGCCTCGCCAAGGTAGCACTCCACGAACCGCCGTTCCTTGAGCGTCAGCTCTGGGTCCACGATCACCTCGTTTTTGGCCGGCGGGGTCGCTTTCCCAATTGGCGGCGGTGGCGATTGGGAGCGTCGTCGGCCACCAGGTCGTCGAGCGGGTCCCGGGCCAGTCCGAGCAGGTACGAACCGGCGTCGAACATCAACCGCGACGCTCGCAAGAGCATGTCCGCGCGATCGTCCGCGTCGTGCTCATCGATCGCGCGCAAGACGGCAGGCACACAGCGGCAAACCACGATGTTGAACACTGCGTCGTGCGGGTCCATGCGGGCTCCCTCAACTGGGGCGAAGCAGTCGCTCGGACGGGCCGGACAACTTCATCGTCCCGCCATCGGCCAGTGCGATTCGGCCTTGATCGTCGCGCCGCGGAGCGCCCTCCGATGAAGGGCGCGCGCCGGGCAGGCGAAACTCTTGCCCGAGACTCAGGGCGGTCGGACCCCGCAGAATCTCGCGCGGTGTGCGGTCGGTCATGGTGAAGCCTCCAAGTGGGTGGGTCATCAAACGAACATGATCTCGCCGTCGCGTTGTCGGGCGAGCAACGGCCCGACCACCGCCATCAGGTCGGAAGATCGGCGGTCGGCCCTGCTCATTTCGAGCCGGCGATTCGGGACCTGCTCCGCGGCACGTCGACAAGCCTCAGCGTCGACACGGGCTTGGCGAGCGTCGCCGTGCTTCCCACGATGCTCGTAGTTCGCGGCCCGCGTGTCAGCGAGCGCGGCCATTTCTTGGAGTCTCGGTGCCAGCGATTGCAGCTCGCGGCTCACCTCGCTCAGCGAGGGGTCCGGGCGGGACGGCATGCTCGGGATTGGTCTCTGAATCATGATCGGTTCCTCGGGTTTGGGTTCGTCAGTTCGTGTGAATCGTTTGCATACTGAACGTCAATCGAACTCGCTGAACTCTGCGGCGGACGTCGGTCCCGCCGGAAGATTGGCTGCCCAGCTCCGCGGCGGGGGGCTCGCTGGCGCTGCCTTCGGACGTCGGGCACTCAATGGCGAGCGAGTCGCGCTTGGTTCACTCAGGTTGCGCGGTCGGTCTTCCGCGACCGCGCGGAGCGCGTCCGCGAGCCGCGCGGCTTCGCTCAGCCGGACGCTGCAACCCTTGCCCTTCACTGGCCACCATTCGCCCGAGTCGGGGTCGAGTTGCCAGACGCGCAAGCTGACGTACGGCTTGCCCTGGAACGTCGACAGGCAAACGCGGAACTCGGTGTCGCGACCGCGTTCGATCGTCAAAAGGCGCTCGCCGCTCTCGGCGGCCGGGCGCGGGGGCTCGGGTTGTGGATAGCGAGGATTACGCCACACGTTCGCCACCTCCGAATCGTAAGGGCAGCGTTGACCAGCTTGGGGTGGGCTCAGGAACGTCGGCGACGGGCTCGCGCAAGGGCTCAGGGGACGGGTCGCCGGCTTCGATCCTCGCGAGCATCTCGGCGAACGCGGCCGACTCGGCGGACCGCCAATCGCGCCCTTGGTCGATCAGCTCGTTCGTGCGCCTTCCCCACGCTTCACGCCACGGGGCGGGCCAGTCGGCGAGCTGTTCGTCGCGCGGGGGCCACGGCCGGCGCTCGGGGCTCAGTTGTGGCGCGATGTCGCCCAGTTGTGGCGCGATGTGTGGCGCGATGTCGGCCGACCCCGCCACGGGCGAGTCGCCCACGGGCTCGTGTGGTGTTTGAGCCTGAAAAACAGGCACCCGGCTCGCTTCGGCCAGCCATCGCGGCCCCCATTGCGGAGCGCTGTTGTGGCGCGTGTGGCGCGATCCCACCTCTTTGCAGTCCATACGATTTGCGCTCATTCTTTTTGTTCACTACTTTCTTGTTTCCTGCTTCATGCAATAAGTAAGAAACATCGCGCCACACCGCGCCACAGGCGTCTTTTGCTGGTCAGCGGTAACGACTTGCGTCGTGGCGGGAGGCTGATTCCATCGCGCCACACCGCGCCACGTCGCGCCACACGATCATTGGCTCGCCACCCCGTCGGGGGTCTCGCCCGGCTCTCGCTCCCGGATGCCCCGGAACTCCCGCGCCCAGCCGTCACGGCCGCGCACCGACTTGGTTTGCAGGGCCGGCAGCACGGATCGCAGGTTCCGCCCGAACAGAGCGATGTCGCCCGCGTCCTTGCGGTTCCGGCGCTCGCACCACGTTTTCCAGGAACGGAACAGGTCGTCCACGAGCACCGAAGCGTCGGGCTCGACCTTGCAGCACTCGGCGACAAAGCTACCGATGGGGCTCGACATCTCCTCGAACGTCTCAACCAGCGACTTACCGGCCTTGGGTTGGACGAAGTAACCGCGCTCACGGAGTCGACGCCATCCCTCGATCGCCCACAACAAAACCCCTGGCAGTTCGGTCAAGAAAACGTCGGTGAGAGTGGGGTCCTCCTGACCGAAGAAGCTTCGGCTCATCGGCAGGATGAGCATGCGCCCCGCCAGGGCGCCCGAAGCGTCGGCGATGCGGGGCAGTTCGTTCGCGATGACGACGAACCGGACCGGCAGCTTGACCGTGATCGGCGGCAGGTGCTTCCGGTCGACCGTCCTGCTGTCTTCGCCGCTTATCGAGAGCAGGGACTCGACTACTTGGGCGACGTCGCTCCGACCGCTCAAGCGAGCGTCCGTAATGATCGCGACCAGTTTGGCGAGCAGCGGTGCCAGCCCGAAATTCGTCCCGAGACTCGACAGCGTCGGGTTCGCGACGTTCGCTTGCCCTACGAGCGCGGCCAGCACGCGCGCGACCGTCCCTTTTCCGGACCGCTTCGGACCGAAAAGCCCGAGAATCTTCTGTTGCCGGGTGTCGGGCAATAAGCAATAGCCGAAGAACTCCTGCAACGTGTTGATGCAATCGACGTCTTCAGGATCGGACCATAGCTGATAGCGCACCCTGCTTGCCGAAGTGATCGGGCGGGCACCGAGAAACCGCAACCACTCGGTTGGTTCCAGCGCGTTCAGGTCGAACTCATAATCCAGCATGCTCGGGGCAAAGAAGCGGGGCGTCGGCGGCATGATCGCCGCTTCGGGGCGCCGCTCGACCCACGTCGGCAGGTGGATGATCGCGTTCGGTGCCACGAGGACCTCGGCGGTGGGGAATCGCGATTCGCCGTCCAGCCAGACGGGTTGATCGGTCGCGCTCGGAACGAGCGTGATGCTCGCCAGCGCCTGGAGTGTGTCGGCGATCAGGCTCCGCGTCACCTTGTAAGCCGTCGGACGCGGTTTCAGCTTGTCGTCCCCCGCGCGCTCCCAGATCGCGGTCTCGCTCACATTGAGCCGGTCGAACTCGGCCTTGACGACCGCCGCGAGCCGTGCGCGCAGGTCCCCGGCCGGAACGGGTCGGTAAGACCCTTGCCACTCGACCCACTCGCCCCGCCAAGACCGCAGCGTGAGCCCATCGGGGTGGCTGCACTGGGCAGCGAGAAAGAGCCGGGCGAGCCGATGCGGATCGTTGGCGGCTTCACTGACGACGATCTCCGGGCGCTCGCTGTCCGCTCCGTTACTTTCCGTCGGCCCATTCCGGGCGTGCCCATCGTGGGGCGCGTGCCCGTTCCTCGATCGCGCTCCGATCCCTGCCAGGTCGCGCGGCGACGCCAAACCAGCGGACAGCCCGCTCGCGAGCGTCGCTGCGGTCTCGGCGTCGGTCAGGCCCGCCGAGCGAGCCGCGTCGGTCAGGGCGCTCTCGACGTCGCCCAGGTCCAGGGCGTTCGCTCCGACCAGTTGCCCGAGCGAGAACGCGGCACTGTTCAACGTCCCATTGCGCGATCCATTGGGCGCGGCCGCGACGGCTTCCACCTCGCGATTGAGTGCCGCGCGGGCATAGCTTGTGGCGCCAACGCTCGTGGGTCGCTGATGGCGCGTGCTGGCGGTCCCCGTGCGCGCTGGCGGCTTCACCCGCTCGCGCCCGTGTTTCTCCAAATCGGCGAATACCGACTCGGGCAACGGCATGATCTCGGCGGAACCGTTCCACGCGCGGGGCGAACCATCGGCCTTCAGGCTAGGCGGGGCCACGCTCTGTAGCTGTTTGGACTCGCCCGGCTCCGCGCCCAGACGCAGTTCGATCCCGAGATACCACGGGTTGCCGCCCACCTTGCCGGTCGCGCCGTCCCGGACTCCCTTGACGATCGCGCCCAACCCAGCCAGACGCGGGTCATAGCGAAACAACATGTGGCCGCCCTTATTCGCCTGCCATCCCATCGTCGCGGGGATGCCGCCGGGGAACAGTCGGGCGAGCGTCGCTTCGGCTTCCGCCGGGTCGTCCACGTCCAGGTCGATGACCAGCCCAGCCGCGCCAAGCACCAGGCCCACTCCAGCGCCCGGATTCCGACGGAACGTCGTCGTGAGCGACGATTCGCTCGGCCGCTCCGCACCCCACGCCTTGCCGATCGGCTGCTTGCCCGGGCTGTTCGCCGTGGAGTCATCGATCGGGGTGATTGGGACCGGCCACAAGCCGCAAGCCAACGCCCAGCTCGCTGTCGCCAGTGCGTCATCCGTGGCGGGCGGCGGCACAGGTGGGAACGGCCGGCCGTTGCACGCGGTCATGCGTCACACCCCCAGCTTTTTCAGTTCGGCGTCGGCTGTCGCGATGTCTTTCGCCCGGCAGGCGGGCGAACGACGGGCGGGGGTGGACGATGCCGGGGCCGGGCCGTCGGTCGCGCTCAGCCGCTCAAAGAACCGCTGCAACGCTTCAACGGATGTACATAATGTTCCGCCAATCCGGATCGTTTCTAGGCGGATGCCGCGGTGACCGTGTTTTGCCCAGCGGAAACCAGTCGACGGGTGTCGCCGCTTTCCGCCCCGTCCGTGCGGAACGTGGTCGGGCATGTCGCCCAACGGGAAGACGCGCTCGTCTGCGATCGTGATCACGGGACCTCCCATCGCGTTGCTCGCCGCACTGCGCGGCACTCGAATGCGATGGATCGGTCCTACTCAACGCGGGCGGAATGCGTCGAAGGGAGTTGCGCGGGAGATACGGGAGTTGCGCGGGAGTTAGTCGCAAGTCGCGGGAGGATCGGGGACTTGCGACTTGCGCCACGTCGCTTGTTGATTGTCCCGCCCGACGCGAATGGGGCAGCCGGCAGCCGACAACGCGGCGTTCAGGTCCCGGCGTGTTTGTGCCAACCGGTCGCCTTCATCGTCCGAAGGGTACGGGTTCGGGACCGACCGCGGCCAGCCTTGCACCTCGAACGCGTCTAGCAGCATGAACTGCGTAGGCGCTTCGCGAGCGAACAGCTTGTGCTCTCGCCCGTCGAACGTAAGCGTTCGCCGCTCTCGGTCCCATCGGGGGGAGATTATGCTCGCGGCGGGCGGGCTCGCTGGCTTGCCGTTCGTGTGAGCGGCTTCCGCCGATTGCTCGGCGGGTCGCTCGGGTCCCGCGAATAGGGCAAGCAGGTCGTCCGGGGGCATGATCCCGAATTCGGCGCAGAACTCAATTGCGCCCTTCGGCGTGACCTGCCAAAACTTGGCCGGGCGGGTGTGCTGCCAGTCGATCAGCTCAGGCTTCTGAAAGCCGCGCTGGCCACGATGGCGCACGCCGACAAACCACCGCCCATCGGCCAAGCGCATTAGCTCGTAGCACCAACCGATCGTCGGCGACCACTCGTGTTCGAGCCCGGCGCACGGTGGGAGTGCGGGGCGCGGCGGGAGCGAGACGCCCCACGGGCTACGCGCTCGGTCCACGACTCTCGCGGTCAGGTCGAGCACCTCGAACGAGCCATTGAGCAGTTGCGCAAGCTCACGCTCCGGTGCGCTCGGCTCGCTCGCTTGCGGCGCTTCGGGGCGCGGTAGATCCGGCAACGCCGAGACGGGCTTCGCCAACTGCGGGGCGAGCTTGGCCAGCCGGGCGAAGAGATCATCCTCGGTTGGGCCGTCAACCGATACGTCGGGCGTGTTCTCGGGGCGGGCGGGGTCCGTCGCGCGGACATGCATGCAGGGTTCCCTCTGAAAGTCCGGCAGAGCCCGGCAGAGCGTGACGTCAGAGGGGGCGCCACGTCTGCCGGACCCTTCGGCCGTGATCAGCGGCCGTTCCCGTGGGTTCGATCCTAACCAACTCGATCCATCGCCGCTCGGGCCTTCTCCAAGTCGGCTTCCGCATAAATCTGTGTCGCGTCCAAACCTGAGTGACCGAGCACGGTTCGCGCGACCTCGATCCCGAACTCGCGGCGCAAATACGTTGCTGCGTTATGCCTTAACTGGTGGGGGTGCCACCCCGGTACGTCGGGCGCGTCCGGGCTCTCGCGCTTCGCCGCTCGGCTCGCCTTGCGGACCCCTTCCGCGATCGCCCGCCGGTAGCTCGTGGTCGTGTAGCACTCGCCAGGCGTCTTCTCGGGACGGGGCCGTTTCCGCGACCGTTGCGACGGTTGGACCTTGGTTTTGCGGGTCGCCCGTTGCCGCTCCCATCGCTCGGCCATCGCTTCGGCGGGGCTGAACAGCGGCGCAGTCAGGTCGGTTCGCAGCCAGGGCCGGAGGACCGCTTGCGCCTTCGGACCGATGAAAATATGGCGTTGCTTTCCAAGGTGCTGGGTCTTGTGCGTCGGCGGTGCGTAGACCCACGTCCGGCCGCTCATGTCCAGGTCACACATCCGCATCGCGACCACTTCGCCCGGCCGCATGCCGGTCAGCTTTTGCAGCCCAACCATCGCCGCGACTTGGCGGGCCAGGAACGGGAGCGTCGCGTCGACGACCCAATCGGGCACGGGGCGGACGGGCTCGCTTTCTCGCGCCGCGCTGCGCCCCGCGTGCAATGGCTGGATCGCCCTCAAGCCTTGAAGCACGCTCGGGGCGACCAGTTCGTTCTCGACCGCCCATCTGAACATGCGGACGATCCGCCCGACCCTGCGGTTGACCTCCAAGCGGCACACGTCGCCATCGATCATTCGTTGGCGGCAGCACTTCAACGCCAGCGGACCGAACGACGCGGCGAGCGAGTGTCCGTACAAGTCGAGCAAGGGACGGGTCGCGAGCCGGATGTTCTTTGGCTCGATCGTCGGTCGTCCGCTCGGCGTCCGGTAATACTGGTCCGCCCACTTTCGGTAGGCGACAACCAGTTCATTCACCGCCAGGTCGCTCGCGGCCTGCGATGCGGGGCGAGACTGTCGCCCATTGAGCAGCCATTCGGCGATGCGGCGGTCGTATTCCGCCCGGCTCTCTTCGGTGCCGTGCCGGCCGAGATAGATGTCGACGCCGTTCAACGTGACGACGGCCAACCCCGACGGTTTGTGCAGGCGATATGACGGTGTACGCGCGGACACGGAATGCACTCCAATCCGGTAGTCTACCGGGTTCTCGGAGTCGCCGTGCCCTCGTGGCCACCGTGGTGGCAGCACGCTAACTACTATGCCTGTCGCAAGTTAGGTCCAGTGGAGCGGAAGGGGATCGAACCCTCAACCTCAGCATTGCGAAAACTATGTCCATGGGATGATTACATGGAACAGACCCCGTAACTCTTTATGTTTGCGCATATTACGGTACTTTACAGATTTGACACAATGTGGCCAGAGGGTAACCTTATGTCGCCTCCCCAAGGCCATATCCACATATCCGGGAGTGGGTACACATGAACGCTATTGCTTTCGAAGCGTTCAGGGATGGTCTTTTGCGCCTGTACGAGCGGAAGGAATCCAACGCCTCGTATCTCAAATTCCGCCAAGTGCTTCGGGAATTCGAGGAGGCTTGCAAGCCGACCTCGACGGCCGATCTCACCACGCGCGAGGTTCGGAGGTACCTCGATTCGCTGAGCTGCAATGCGAACAGCAAGCGAGGGTATCTCGACTACGTTCGCACGATCTGCCGCTATGCGGTCGACGAGGGATACCTCGAGCGCATGCCGTCGCTCAAACGGATCGCGCCCAAGCCGGTGCCGATGAGCCGCAATCCCGTGCTCACGTGGGACGAGGTCTCGCGGCTCCTCGAGTCGCTGAGGGAGAGGGCCCGCGACTGGAAGGGGAGACGGCTCCACGCGCTCACGGCCGTGATCGCGCATACCGGAGTACGACGCACCGAGGCGCTTTGCCTCCGGCTCGAGGACCTCGACGCGGGCGCGAGGCTGCTAAGGATCGTGCCGCGGGAACGGCCGTTGAAGACGGCCAAAAGTACGCGCGTGATCGCGGTGCCCCACGAGCTGCTCGAGATGCTCGAGCCGTGGCTCCGCGAGACGGGCTGCAAATGGATGTTTCCGGGAGTCAGACGGCAAGGGCCGTGGCTCAATTGCGACCATCGCTCACGGCCGCTCACACAGCTACAGGCCGCGGCCGCGGAGGCGGGGTTGGGAAGGGTGACCTGGCATGGGCTGCGTCATTCGTTCGCGACGATCGCGCTCACGGAGTGGAGAGTACCGCTCTGGGTCGTGTCCGCGTCGCTCGGGCATGGGTCGATCACGACCACGGAGCGGTACCTTCACCCGGATCCGTTGCTGCTGGCGCGGGAGCTGGCTCACGCGACTTTCGCGCGCCGGCCCGATTGACCCCTCCCCTGCTCTGGGGCGGGAGCCTCGGTGATCGATTCCGGGGCCGGAATAGTTTCCGGGATCGGGATATTTTCACCGGAAAGGTTAACCACGCTTTCCCCGTTTGCCGATTCAACTCCAGGGCCGTTCCCCCCCCGGTCCTGGAGTACAAACCGCTTGCAACACGCGGTCAGGAGGTGACCGACAAGTTGGGCGGGGTCGACTCCGAAGCCGAGAGCGTGGACGTCCAGGAGTTGACGCTCGCGCACGGTGAGCATCAGGGTTTGCTTGGCCGTCCGCTCCGTTTGCTGGCCGAGGTCGTTGCCGCCCGCCCGTCGCCGCGACTTCTCCTGTCGCACATATTCCTCGAGCCCGGCGAAAACCTCGACGAAGTCTCGGCCGGCCGCACGGCGACCCGTGCGGGCCTTCACGTCGTTCGTCTCCATTCGCGTTACCTCAATGCGTCGTTTGCTCGCGTGCTCGGCCGAGTGCCTCGGCCGTTGAGCCGCGTTCCGTTTTTGGTTTCGGCGAGAACGGACGATCGCCTTGCTCCAATCCGAAAGGGGAGTGGGTCGTGGCGAAAAAAGCTGCGCCGAAAGCTGCGCCGAAAGTCAGGCCGGACGTGTGCCGGTTTTGTGGGTGCACCGATCACCGGGCGTGCCCCGGCGGGTGCCAGTGGGTTGAGCCGGGGCTGTGCAGCGCGTGCCTCTGGGATGCGTTCGTGTTCGTGTTCAAAGAGTGGCTCGCCACTCCCGGCAACGTGAAGCGATTCCGGGCCCACGTGGCGAAGGGGCCGCGGACGATGCGAGCGCTTGCGGGTGATATGACCGTGCCGCGGAAAAGCGAACGCAACGGGAGGCTGCTCTAATGCGCGAGTGGGTACCCGAGCGGTTTGTGTTTGGAGTGGGGTTGTCGGTCTGGTTCCACGATCGCAAAGTGAGCATCGTGCCGTGGAACGTTGACGGGCATTGGGGGCTGATGCTGGGGCTTGCGCGGGTGTTCGAGCTCGGCGGGTCGATCGACCAGGCCAGGGCCGCGGCCGACCAGGTCCTCGATCGAGTGGAGGAGCGCTGGCGTACAGTAGCCTAGTGTACGGCGAGCTGAGCGCAGGGGCCCGGGGCCCGGTCCGGACATTGCCGCGGGCCGGGCTCTGAGCGTTTATACGGCCCGTGGGGCGTGCGGGAGGGGGACGGGCAGGGGAAACGGTGCCGGAAAGGCCCTGGGAACGCCCTGGGGGCGATTACGGGCCTTTGACGGGGGCAGGGGCCCGCGATAGGATCGGCCGCACGGGGCGAATTTTGGTTGCCCCCGTGTTCCCGGCCCGGTCGCTGGATGCGACCGGGTCTTTTTAGGCGCTCGCCGGGAGGGAGGGAGCCGCGGATCGCCGCCGAGCTGGGGCGCCGGACGGCCGATTTCGCGCGCAGGGCCGGTTTAAGAAACGTCGGCCGGCGACGAGACGCATTCGAGGCAATCGCGGGAGGTGACCGGTGCCGAACGGGCGAAGCACATCCGGCGCTCCTGGCAACCGCGGGAGAGGAGAGGCCCGCGATGCTCGCACGCGAGCATCAAGCGGATACGCTCGACGGCCCTGCCGCGGGGAGGGTCCGCGGGCTGCGCGGGGACCTGGCCGGCCGCGAGCTGGCGGACGAGCTCGAGGTACCGATGGTCGTAATCCGGATGGGTCGGGTCGACGAGCTGCCGGTACCGCTTGTGACCGGTCCGGCCGACCACGATTTCGAGGGCCTGGAAGTCGGTCATTCGGTCATTCGGTCAGGGTCATCGTGGCGCCGCCGAAGCAGTTGTTTCCGTCCGTGTCGCTGAAACTGAACGGCGAGCATGTCAACGTGGCGCCGAGGTCCAGAATCGTCCAGATGCGGCAGACGCCCATATCGCCCGTGCCGACGTCGTCGGGGCAGTTGAACGGGGCCGACGTCGGGAAGGACGCCACGACGCCGCAACCGGTCCCGAGGTTAGAAAACGAGTAGGACACCGTCACGTCGGCGGGCGGGCATGGGAACGGGACATCCCGGCCCGGGAACGCGTAGACGGCGGAGCCCGACCAGTAGCCGGCGACGGCGTCATACGTGAGCGTGACGTCGCCGACGAGCGAATCGGTGAGGTGCAACGTCGTGCTGAGCGGATCCGGGCAACAGAGCGAGCACGCGTAGCCTGACGCGGGTGTCAGAGTGACGACCGGGATCGACGTCGACGGGCATGGCGCGGTGAGGGTAAGAAACGTCAAGCTCGTGAGCGTGACGTAGCGCGACTTGGAGGCGGTGATCTTGTAGGCGCCGGGCCTCCGCGCGGTGAACGTCACTTCGCCGGAGCTCGACGTCGTGCCGGACGTGACGACGTTGCCGCGGGGGTCGTAAATCGTATAAGCAACGCCGGTGCACGGCTTGGCGTAGCAACCCTCGATCGTGAGCGTGACGGCGCATTTGCAGCAACATTTGCAGCCCGGGCTTTTTCTCATGAGCTCGGGCAATCGTCGGTGAGGAGCCAGGGATTGCCGCCGCCCCACACAACGACCCAAATCATCGTGCCGCTGTCGACGCTCGACGAGTAATTCGAGTTGACGTTGACCGTGGTCGACGTGTCGACGTCGTACGTGTTGGTGTCGTCATCGTACGTCGCTGGGTTCGCCTCGGCGGTTCCGGGCGTGGTGCCCGAGAGTGCGTCGAGGTCCTCAGTGAGCTTGACCGGGAACACGAGGATCCCGCCCGCGGGGAAACGGCCGCGGCGGACGGGCGACCATCCCTTGTTGCGGTGCTCGCTGTCGCGCACGCTCCGGCCGATGCGGTTGGCATCGCCGCGCGAGAAGCCGGCCATTGCTGCGCCGAGGGATGCGAGAGCGGCCAGGCCGGAGACGAGCGCGAAGAGGTGATCCGGCGATCGGGGCGAGCCGAGGACGGCGAGGGCGACGAAGAGGAGGGCGAGGATCATGGGCCCGGGTTGTTGAGGTTGAAGATTTCGAACGCGAGCTCGGGATAGATGATGAACTCTTTGAACACGGGCGTGCCCGAGGCGGGGAGTACTCCGCCCGCGCCGTCGAGCAAGGCCGGGCTGGTGATCGGGATCCCGTTGAAGGCGATTTGTTGCGGCTTGCCCATCACGAGCTTGCGCATGCCCTGATCGAGAACGAACGCATGCCAGCCTTGCGGGTTGAACTGGAATTCGTACGTGACGCTCCAATAGAAGCCGCCCGGGGTGATTCCGAAGTTGGCAAGGTATTGGTTCCACATGCGCTTGGGGGCGATGCGAGAGACCTTCACATACGTTGGGGGCGCGCCCCAAAAGAAGTCGCTATTGACCGCGTTGCGGTACATGTAGAGCAAGCCCCAATCGATCGTGGCCTCATTGCGCACGATGGTGAGGCTTGGCCGCGGATCCTCGGAGGTTAGCGGGGGGTCGAAGGGATCGCCGGTACTGTTGACGACCGCGGCCCCGGTCTGGTCGCGGTCGATGATGGTTTCGTAGGGATTGAAGCCGCCTTCGATCTCGAGCGGGGTCAGGAGTGGGTTTTCCGGGAATTGAACCGGGTCGTATGGCTCATAGGTCGCGACCGCGATCCACGAGGCGCCGTCCGTAGCTCCCTCCGGATCGACGTCGATCTGGCAACAGAAACTCCCGCCATCGAACTCGCTATCGTCGCTATTGGTGTAGAAATCGCCGAGGCCGACGGGGAGGCTATTGGCGATCGTCTGCGGGATATCCTTGCCGCTCGCATTGCCGAACGCGTCGGTGACAACGCACTTCCACGTGCGCTTGTACGTGCGCGTCCAGTCTCGCCGTACTGAGTAGCGCGAGCCGTTCTTTTGCGGGATGACGGTGATGGGCATTAGAGGGGGAGGCCGAGCTCTTTCTCAGTTTTCTCTTTGCTTCCGAGGATGTCGCTGAGCCGCTTGATTCCGACGAGCTGCTCTTTCTGAATCGCGGTCTGTTCGCGGATCGCTTTTTCGACCTGTTTCACCGGGTCGCGATCGCCGGCCATGCGATGCTCGAGGATCGCGCTCCGGGCCTCGCGGGAGTTGGCGGTGAGGGCGCCGGCGTAGGGTTTCCGGCCTTCGTTGGAGTCGCGAGCGAATTCCTGCGCCGCGCCGCCGGCGACCTTGTTGAACGTCGCATCGTCGATCAGCTTGGCCGCGCGCATTTCCTGAAGGTCCTTAATCTTCTCCTGGAACTTATCCAGGGGTGTTTTTGCATCGTCGATGTACTCTTTGACCTTTTTGGAGAGCTCGAGCAATCGCTCGGATGCCGCGGCCGCACCGGAGCCGGCGCCGCCCGCCGACTTCTCGGCGTTGGCCTTGAGCTGGGCCGCGAGCTTGGCCTCCCGCTCGGCGATGCGCGCCATGGCCGCATCGATCCCCTCTTCCATGGAGACCGTCGCCGGCTTCATCAACTCGGGGAGCTCCATTGCCACCGTCTTGAAGTTGGTGAGCAACGGCGTCCAGTCGAAGTTGAAGCCCTTGCCGGCGAAGAGGTCCTTGAGCGCCACGTAGAGCTTGGTGGCGTTGAAACCGAGGTTCAGAAAATACTGGCCAATGTCGTTGAACGCGTTGGCCAGGATCTCCATCCAGTTGTCTTTGATCCAAGAGCCGATGATGCCGAGCGAGTCGCGGAACGACTCCAGGTAGGCCATGACGTTCGAGAGCTTCTCGATCGCGGTGAGCTTGACGATCTCCCACACGTCGCCGAAGTTGCGGGCGACCATGGCGACCGTATCGAACGCCTCGGCGATGTTCCCGGCCCAACCGGCGAAGGTGCCCTTGTTGTTTTCAAAAACCTCAATCGTCGTCGCGAGGAGCTCGTTGAAGCTGGCGAGCGCTTGCTTGACCGCGGGCAAGAGGAGTGAGCCGACGATCTGCGCGAAGTTGGTGAGTCCGCCCCCTGCGCGGCGGAACTGGTTCGCGGCGGATCCGGACGTTCGCTCGAGGTCGCCTTGCACGCGCGAGAGGCCCTGCATGATCAGCGCCGCGCGGGCTTGCACTTTCTGGCTGTTGGTGAGCTCGTGGCCGGCCTTCGCGAGGCCCGACGCGTAGGCGTAGAGCTTGACCGTATCCTCGTCGATGAGCACGCCGTAACGTCGAAGAGGTTCGCTCTCGCCGGCGAGCGCGGAGCGGAGCTTTGCCGCCGCCTCTTCGAAGCTCAAGTTGTCCTGGGAGGCGAAGTCGGCCGCGAGCTTGGCGAATTGGACGCCGAATGCCGCCGCATCCTTTTGGCTCATGCGCGCGGCCAGGCCCATCTCACCGATCGACGCCGCCGCGTCCGAGAATTCGCGCTTGGCGATTCCGAACTTCGCGGCCATCGCGTCGGACTGCGAAAGGATCGTGCCGGCCGCGGCGCCAAAGACGGTGTTTACCTTGTCGATCGTTTCGGAGAACGCGCTCGCTTCGCCAATGGCCGTGTGGAAGAACTGAACGACCTTGAACGCCACGCCGAACACGCCGAGCGCAATCAAGAGCTGCCGGCCGAACGCGACGACGGCGCCCGTTGCGGAGACGGTGGTCGGGCGGATCGCGCCCACGGCGCGGTTGAGCGTCAGCGCCGACGAGACCGCGGGCCCGAAGTTGGATCCGGTGAGCTGCATCAGGCTGTGGCGGGCGACGTCGCCCGAGCTGGAGAAGTAGTTCTGGATCGCGAGTGCGGCTTTGCCCGCGTCGATGAGCATCTTTCGGAAGTTGTTCGAGGCGGACTCCCGGAGCTTGTCGAGCGCAGTGATGGAGGTGTCGAATTTCATCGACGCGTCAATTCGGCGCGCGAGCGTGGTGATGGTGCCGCCGACCTGGTTCACCATGCCGACCATCGTCGCGCCGAGGCGTTGGAGCGGGCCCGCGGCGTTGGAGATGCTCGCGGCGACCTGGGCAATCGCCTGGCTGTTCTCCGCGCTCTCCTTCGCGGTGCTCGAGCTGCTCGAGCTCGGGCCGGCCTGGTGCGCGACGTTGATCGAGCTTTGGAGGTCGCGCATCGCCGACGTGAGCCGCTCGATGGAGGAGTCGAGCTGGCGAAGGTCGCTGTTCGCGCCGCGCGCGGAGTGGTCGAAGGCATCAAGCGCAATCTTCGCGCTCGCCGCGGTGAGGGCGAGCTCGCCGATTGCGGCCGAGATATCAGCCATCGTGTTTCTCTCGCGCGCTCATGATGGACATTAACGCGTGCGCGTAGCTGAGTCCGACCTCGGCCGGTTGGACGTCCGAGTCATCGCCGGTCCCCTTGTGGGGGAGGAAATCGGCGATCTTGTAACCCCCCTTGGTCGACCATGCGTTGGCCATCGTTTGCGCTAGCATGGCCGCGCACCAAAACTCGTCGGGGAGATGCTCGATCGAGTCGAACGCGATCCACTCGGTTAACTCGGCCGAGTCGAGGCGCGTGAGGAGCTCTTTAACGGTGCACCCGAGCCGGAGCGCTAGCTTGAAACAGAAGAGTCGGAGCGGGTGCTCTCGGAGTTTTTTTCCGCGGCTTCGACGGCCGAGGGGCCGATGCCGTTGAGTTTCAAGACGACGTCGGCAATGCGCGTGAGCACGCCGCTACTCTTGGCGCGGAGCGCTTCGACGTCGGCCGGGGTGAAGAGGAGCTTGCCCGACTCGTCGCAAATGGCCGTGACGGCGAGCCGCTCGCGGAAGCTGTGGAGCTTGAGCTCCTGTTGCTTCTCCTCGAACGCCTGGCGCTCGTAACCGTTCATCACGCGCACGAACACGTGGCCGCCCCATTCGGGGACGTCGACCTTTTCCGTCTTGATATCGGGCGCGGCGAAAATCTGTTCGCGGGAGAGCATGGGGATCGAGCCCTGAAGGGTGATTAAACGTTCGCGAATCGATCGGGGACGGACGGAAGCTGCGCGACCGCGGCGCGATCTCACGTGTGGGTCATGACCGGCGAGCCGCTGACTTTGATAGTGAAGTCAGCGCTGAGGTTGCCATCCTTCGTCATGCCCGTGGGCTTGAACTTCGTGAGGATGCCCGAGAATGAGAGGGTCGACGCAACCGAGTCGGTGAAGATGAGCTTCCAGAGGTTCAACGTTTGCGACGGTGCGGTGATCGCGGTGAACATCGTCGAGTGAGTCGTGCTCGCCTCTTGCGGGTCGTAATAGAGCGTGCCGCTGAGCTCGCCGCTGTCGGGGATCGTGGGCCGGTAGGTCTCCACGGTGCCGTCGAGGTCGGTCGTGTTCGCGGTGCCCACCGCGAGCTCGGGGCCGTCGAGCGAGACGCGCTGAGACACCGGGGTGTACGTCATGCTGATCTTGAGCTGTAGAACGGTCCCCAAGCCGGGGTTTTTGACGGCCATCGTGAGCTCCCGAGTTGTGGGATGAGAGTGTGAGAGGGGCGAGGGTTAACTGTGGGTCATAACCGGCGTGCCGCTGACCTTGATGGAAAAGTCAGCGCTGAGGTTGCCGTCCTTCGTCATGCCGGTGGGCTTGAACTTGGTGAGGATCCCCGAGAACGCGAGGATCGATGCCGCGGCATCGGTGAACTTGAGTTTCCACAAGTTGAGCGTTTGCGACGGGGCCGTGACCGCGGAGAAGAGCGCGCTATGTGTGCTGTCCTGGGGATCGTAGTAAAGCGTGCCGCTGAGCTCGCCGGAGTCGGGGAGCGTGGGGCGATAGGTTTCCACGGTGCCGTCGAGGTCGGTCGTGTTGGCGGTACCGACCGCGAGCTCGGGCCCGTCGAGCGAGACGCGCTGCGCGACGTTGGTGTAAGTCGAGCTGATCGAGAGTTGAAGGATTGTCCCCAAGCCGGGGTTTTTGACGGCCATGGCTCAAGCTCCGTTGGATTCGGCGTATCGAAAGGCGAAGTCGCAAACGCACATGTGGGTGCCGAGGTCGCTGCTGTCGGCCGGCTCCTCGTAGGCGTCGGCCTCGTTCAAAAAGATCGCGCCGTGGATCGCGGTACCGAAGAACGGCCGAGGGACGATCTCCGGTTGCGGTGTGAGCATGAGCCGGAGGGCCGTGCGGATCGTTTTGACGTCGTCGGCGCCGGTCTCGGATCGCGAACGGGCGATCAGGCGCACCATGGCGCGAGCGATGCCGCTGGGGCCGTCGAGCTGCATCTCCCGCGGGAGGCCGAGGATTTGGTACGTGAGCGACGGGGCCGTGACGACCTCGGGGACGTTGAACGGGAAGATATTGGTTCCGACTATCGCGTTGATCGCACGGCAACGCGTGAGGCCCGTGAAGAGCGAGATTTCGAACTCCGATTGCTTCGGGGGCGCGACGGTGGACGGAACGAAATACGCGCGGAGCCAAACGCTGAACCGGCGAAAGCTGCGCTCGTATCCCATCAGTGGAGCGTGACCGTGCGCGTGGTCGCGGTTTGGGCCGAGGTGATCCGAGCCGGGTTGCTGTTGTTGGTGTCCCCCGCGTCGTAGATCGACGTCGCGGTGCCGTCGGTCGTCTCGACGACGTTGCCAAGGGCCTCCGCGGCGATCGCTCGCATGAGGACCGAATAGGTGAGGCCGTTGACGCCCTGGCCGGCCCACACGAGAGTCGCGGGGTCCTGATTGCTCGCGTAGCCGCCCACGGTGACCGTGCCGGCGATGTTGCCGGAGATGTTGCCCACGATGCCGGTCCCGGTGCCGCTGCCCCCGGTGAAGACGGCGCCGCTCTTGTTGACGCCCTGGCCGGCCGCGGTAACGGCGTTGCCGTTGGTGGGGAGGATCGAGACGCCGTCGCCGCTCGTGGTCGTGATCGCGACGCCGAGGCCGCTCGTCGACCCGGCGACGATCGTCAGGCCATTGCCCGTTGCGCCGGCGATCAAATGGAGGCCGTGGAACGTACCCGCGCCGGTGAAGCTGGCGCCCGAGCCGCTCGTCGGCGCGACGCCCTTGAAGCCGCTGCCGCTCGTGGCGCCGCCGGTCGCCAGGATGCCGTGGCCGGTGAGTCCGCCCGTGCCGGAGAGGCCGGAGCCGGTGCCATTGGCCGTCGCGTGGAGGCCGTCGCCATTGCCCCCCGTCGAGCTGAGCGCGAGCGCGTGGCCGGTGGAGTTGGTGATCGTCCAGCCGCCCGACCACGACACGGGCCCGGTGTTCGTGCCGTTGATCGGGATGCCGTTCGCGGCGCCGGCCGCGGCGTTGGGGATCGCGCCGGCCGCGACGGCCGACCCGCCGCACTGAACCATGTTCGATTGCGGCCGTCCCGACGAATCGGTCTGCGGCGGGACATACTGGCCGGTGCCACTCCACCAGACCTTGGTGGCGATCGTCGGATCGTCGGCCGAGTGGTCTGCCTCGGAGATCGTACCGGCCGAGACCGACGTGTACCGGCAATCCTGATTCAGAAAGCTCTGCTGGATCCAGTAGGGAGTCGAGCCGACCCAGCGCGGGCCGCTCCCCTGCTGTTTGAGCGTCACGGCATACTTCGGGTAATTGGCCGACGCGTAGACCTCGGTGGCACGGGTCGAGAGGTTCTCCATCTGGCCGCCGTTGACGGTCGAGAGGAGCGCGTACGCGAAGCCGCCGCCCGGCATGGAATTGACCCGGCAAACGATGTCGTTGGTTGCCGCGGCATAGACGACCGCCCCGATATCGCCGTTCGCATTGCGCTCCGTGCCGTTGAAGTCAACCGGCACGGACGTGATGTTGTTCCGTCCGGCGAACAGGAGCGGGCTCGAGAGCGTGGGGACGAAATCGGCCGGGAGGTACGGGTTGGTGTCGTTGGTGAGGAGCAAGTCGGAATTGAAGCTCCCGGCGTCAAAGCCCGCGCCGGTCCATGCCGCCCACGTGGCGTAGCTGGGCGACTGAATCGTGACGTTGGCTCGGTTGTCGATGCCGTTGGTGCGGATCGTGGGCGTGGGCGACGTGCCGAGCGTGTTGGCGAGGAACAAGTAGATGTACCCGACGCCGCTCGACGCGGAGCCGCGGATCGCGTTGTTCTGGACGATCGTCGTGGAGTCGGCAACCCACGCGTTCACGCCGAGGTTGCCATCGGGCTCGAACATCACGCACGCGGAGCTTGCGCCCGACGTGTTGGAGATCGAGTTGTTCTCGTACGTGCACGCTCTCGAGCCCTTGTCCTGAATGGGCGCTTGGCTGGAATAGTTGGTTGCGAGGATATTGTTTTTGACCTCGAGATTCGCCGAATCCTTGACGCAGATACACAGGCTCGTGTCTTTGACTCGGTTGCTGTCGAACGTCCCGGCCGTGATCGAGCCGGCCAGGATTCCGTGAACGGTCGTAGTCCCGGTCTCGGTGGCCTGGACAACGTTGTTCTTCACGACGAGTCCCGTCGGGACCGTGCCCAATCGGCTGAGGTAGAGAAGCGCGTTGGAGCTCTGCGCGGTGTAACTGCCGTTGAGCGTGCTCGCGGTCGAGTAGATGCCGCCCGTCGTGGTCGCGTTCCGGCCTACGATGAAATAGTTATTCGAGTCGACGGCGCCTCCCGTCACGGTGACCGAGATGATTTCCGTGGTCGCCGCGGGCAGGTTGGCCGGCGTGTTGAAATAGAACTCGAAAGGCTGTAGCGACGTGGTGAGCGACGACGCGCCGATTGTCGTGGTCGCGGTTCCGATCAGTGTGCCCGGGGCCCCAGCGCTGTTCGTGTAGAACGCAACCGTGACGGCGCCCGTCGGGTTGCCGTGCTTTGCGAGCTGGAGTTGGATCGCGAGCACGTTGGACGATCGCGACGACTGAGTGAGCGCCGAGGTGGTTACCTGCTGCGCCAGGAACGAGTTGCCGCTCACGTCGAAAAGGTTCTGATTGGTGATCGACCCGCCCGAGTTATTGAAGTCGGTAAGGTAGCCGTCGCTGCCGATGAGGAGCCCGTGAATCGAGCTCGCGGTGAGGATCGTGAACGTGTTGCCGCTGATCGTCCAGTTAGTACCGATGGGCCCGAGATAGGCCGCGTCGGCAGTGACGCCCAAGGGGACCGTGAGCGAGTTGCCGCTCATTGTGATACCGGACGCGAGCTCGGCGCGGACAAGCACGCCGCCCGCCGAACAACTGGCCGTGTTGTTGCTGATCGAGCCATCGGTGCACGTGAAATTCCACGCATAGAGCATGGGCTGTGTCGACGTGCCGGTGTTCGTGTTGCTGTCGAAATGAAAGTGCGTGAACGTGATCGGCGCGGCGAAGTCGACGAACACGCCCCCATAGCTGTTATTGAACGTGTTGAAGGTGCAACTGAACGACGTGATCGTGCCGCCCTTGAGATGGAACGGGTAGCCGGTGAACGACGTGAAGCTGTTGTTGGAGATCGTGAGTGACGTGACGGTGTTACCGTTGCCCGGGAACTGGGAGAGGAGCTCGCCGGAGTTTCCGCTCGCCGTGCACCCGGAGATCGTCAAGCTCGCATAGGAGTTGTTCGTCGCGATGAGCTTCGTCACGGTGCTATCGAACTGGCAATTCGTGATGGCGATGACGTTGCCCGTGCCCGACGGGGCCGCGATGCAGTTGCGCCCCGTGACATTCTTGAACCAGACGTGATCGCACGTGAGGCCAGCCGAAACGTTGTGCGGTTGGATGAGGTCATAGCCGGCGTTCTGGCCGTCGAGCGCGACGTATTGAAGCACGACGGGAACCGTGATGCCGTTGAGATTCACCAGCCGGTTCGAGCCGCCCGTGCCTTGAATGATGGCCCACGTCGTCTTGTCGCCGGGGTTGACGAAATTCGGGTCGCCGGTAACCGTGACGCCGATGCTGCCGAGGTTGAGCCCGTTGCCCGAACCGTCGTCGATCTGATACGGCGTGGTCGTGTTGTTGAGCACGAGCGTATCGCCCGCGCTGAGGAGCGTCACGGCGTGCGCACCGGTCGCCACCGGCGCGGACGGCGAAAGGCCGTTGTTCGAGTCCGACGCGGCGCCATAGCCGTTGTAACCGGTCGTGTTACTGAGATAGACCGACTTGGGCATGGGCTATACCTATCGTTAATTGAGCACGCGACCTTGAAGCCGCGTGGTCACGGATCCGGTTGTGGCGTAGAACTCGGTAACCGAGACGTTGAGCGGGTTGGCGAAATAGCCTTCCGCCGCGCTCCACCGGTACGGCACATTCGCCAAAAGGTTGATGGTCGCGAACGGAGAACCCGTGCTGTTGACCTTGATCGTGAGGTTCTGGTTGGCGACGAGGATGATTGCCTTGAGCGTCGCGCCGTTGAAGCTGATGCCTTGCGCGCCGTCGGTGACACCGCCCGCAATCGTCTTGTCGATCTTGAGGTAAGTCGAACCCGAGTCCTGGACCTGGCCCGTGAGCGAGTCGAGGCCGTTGGCGTTAAGGGTGGTTGTCGCTGTGAAGACGATGCTCATGTTCCCGGTGGCACTTTCTGCTCTTCGGCGATGATGTCGAGCCTTCGGTTTCGCTCGTCGGCGTTGAGCACGGCGACGATGTTGAAGATCCGCGAGCCCCACGTGAACCGCATCGACGGCGTGATGGTGAGCGAGCTGCCGGGCCAGCGCATCGTGAGCCGGTGCGTGACGGTGGCCTTGATCTGCTGCGCGTTACTGAGCTCTCGGCCCTGTAATGGGGCAACGTCGGCCCAAAAGGTCGCGACCGTTGCCCAATTGCTCGGTAGCTGCCCCCTCGGCGACGGCGTTCGATTCGCGGGGAGCTGCTGAAGCGTGACCCGGTGACGCAGCCGGCCGGCATTGACCTTGCCGTATTCCAGACTCACGCGTAGCCGCCCCAGTCGAGCGGGGAGAGCAGTGCCGCGATCGCGGCCGGCATCTCGACGGATTGCTCCCCGCGGTTCTCGTACATGTGCGTGAGAAGCAAAAGAATCGCTTCTCCGGCGCATGAAGGAACCGCCTGGACTGAGGAATAACCCGCGGTGAACACGACGTTGACCGCGGCGATCTCCGGATAAGTCACCGGCCAAATCTTCCCGACCGAGGGACCGATCCGACCTGGCGCGCCGGTCTCGACGACGTAGTTACTCGGGTCAAGCGTCTGCGGATTGCCGTTCGAATCGAGATAGTTGATCGACCCGACGGACCGGAGATCGGCACGCGGCAGTTGAATGATGCCCGTGTTGGTAGGCAGGAACCCGGGGAACGTGGCGCCCGAGGCGCCTGGGAACGCGCCGTAAAACTGCCGGAGCATTCGGTTGTAATAGCCGCCGCCGAACGGGAACGAATCCCAGAACGCGGTAAATACCGTCGGGAGGAACGCACGCTTGACGTATGTCTCACACACGCGCCGCGCTGCCGAGAGCTTGTACGCGATGAGGACATCATCATCGGTGATATCGACCCGGAGCTGTGATTTCGCGCGGGCGAGCGTGACGGGCTCTTGCATGAACGAGAGCGACGTTGCGCCGTTCGCCTGCGCATTGCTCGTGAGAGTGACTTGCGTCGGCGAGTCGATCGAGGAGACGAGCGTATCGGACGGGACGCCCGTCCCCTGAACGAACTGACCGACGACGAGCGCGGCCGTCGACGAGAGACCCGTGACGACCGCCGATCCGAACGTGAGCGTCCCGGTGAGGACGGTCGACGCTTCTGAGGTAACCTGAACGACGACGCCCACGCGTTATTTTCGCTTCGTCGCTTTGCGCTCGGGGACGGGAACGACGCGAGTTTCGGGGGCTTGATCGGCCGCGGGCTCCGCGGCCGCGAGCTCGTCGCGGGCCGGGATTCCCGGGTTGTCGAACGACGCGACCGCGTGCTTGTTGGCAATGAGGCGCCGCGCAACGTTGTCGTCGATGTCGGCCACGACGCCGGCGTCGAAACTTTCGACGAGCACGAGCGCCGGGATGAGGAAGCGCACGCGCATCGTTGGCGCCGGTTTCTTTTCCTGCATCGGAGAACTCCTAATCGATCGGGCGAGAAAGCGCAAACCGTGGGCGCCGGAGCGCCCGCGGATCACTGCATCAACGCGTCGACGATCTTCACGAAGGACTGGTCGTAACGGAGCTGGAAGTCGGCATCCTGAAGGGTGACGAACCGAACGGTTCCCGCGTTGCTGCCGGTGTACGGGTCTACGAGGACGTCGACGCCGCCCCAGAACGCATAGGTGGCGCTATCCCAGTTCCCGTAGAGAATCGCGGTGCAAATGCCGCTCGAGCTTCCCTTGGTGAGGTTCGAGGGCACCTGTTCGCTCGCCAGAGCACGGCGAGCGTTCACGCGGCCTTCGCCGTTGTTGTCGTCTTCCCACAAGAACACCGGGAAGGTCGACCCGACCTTTGGCGTCTGCTTCATGATCGCGCGGCCGCCGTTGCTCGAGAGATACCCGAGCTTGCCGAATTCGGCGTTGGCCTGCGCGACGCTCTTCTCCATGTTGACCACCGCGGCCCACGTGGGAATCGCCCCGTTGGTGCCGAGCGTGATGACGGTCACGTTGGAATCCTGAAGGATTCCGAGCGGTTGGTTGTTCTGGCCCGAGCCGTTGATACCGACTCGATCGACTTCGATCGCCAACATGCGCGTGAGGTCGTCACGAGCGAGGGCCTCGGCCGACTGGTTCGTTTGGAGCATGAACTTGCGAGTCAGGTCGGTAAACGCGCCGACCGTCTTCGGCGTCCACGTGACCTGATTGATGGTCAAGTTGGATCCGGACGGCGTGTTACCTTCCGCGACCCAGTAGGCCGTGGTGGTTGCCGTCTGCTTCGGAAGGGAGAACGTCCCGCCTTCCATATCGGTCATCACGCGGGCGCCGAGCGGCGTGAGGACCATCTTGTTGCGCAAGAGCTCAATGAGCTCGGTGCCGAGCACGTTCGCGACCGAGCCGGCGCCGGAGCCGGTGTTCAAGCTCCGTCGCTCCATCGCGATCTTGCGCTGAGAGCGACTGTGGAGGTTCCACGGGACGTAAAGGCCCTGGGGCTTCCTGCCCGATCGGACGGAAATTTCCTGGCTCACTTCGGCCTCGAGCCCGCCGCGCTCGAGCCCGATGATGCACCGATAGGCGCGGAGAAGGGAGTACTCGTGGTCCGTGTCCTCGAGCGGATCGGTGCCCGGGGGAGACGTGCGCCGACCGCTCCGGGTCTCGCTGTCACTCTCGACGTCTTCGACTCGCTCGAGCACGGCGATCCGGCGATCGTATTCGACGAGGTCGGCCATGATGCGGTCGATCGACGCGCGCTCTTCGGGGCTGTTGTCGCGATTCTCACTGATCGCGAGCTCGACGATACGGCGGGCCTCTGCGGCTCTCTCGGCCCGCTTCTTGCGCAGTTCTGACACTTTCATCGGGTGCACCTTTCGTGGGTGGAAACGGGCCTCAGAAGAGGCGTCAACGGAGCTCTGCCAACCGGAGCCTCAACAGGAGGTTCCGTTGTTCGTCTGTGGGGAACGTCTGCACGGGCGCCGGGTGGAATTTGCGCTCGTATGAGCGGTACGCCGCGGACGCTTCCAGGTATGCCGGGAACGCCACGGGCCCGACGTCGAAAAGATGGACCTCGCGGAGCTCGCGGACGGCCAGGCCGTCATCGCCGAGCGACCAATCCTCGTCCACCGCGGCAAAGCTGAAACTCGATCCGGTGATATCGCCGCGTTGGAGCCATTCGGTTGCGTCGCGGCCGACGGAGTTGTTGGGCGGATCGTTCGTGTAAAGGAGCCCGCGGGTGTCTTCGATCAGGTTGAGAGTGCCCGCGCCGCGACGGCCGAGAAGTTGATTGGGATCGTGGTTGAGCAAACAACGGACGTCGGCCTCGCCTAGCGAACGCGCGAAGGCCCCGGGCCTGATGATCTCAACGAAGGGACTGCCCTTGGGCGTGTAGAGGATCTGCGAGCGCGAGTTGAAGACGGCCGCATAGCCGTGGATCTGCGGCTTGCCGTCGAACGTCTCCATTCGGACGTCGCCGACGCCTGAGCGCGTCTCATAGCTCGGGAGCAAGTCTGGATTCATCGCCGTCTTTCTCCGCGGGAGGGTTTTGGTCGGGGAGTGCGCTTGTCGGGTTGGACGCTGGGGCCGGAAGCGCGGGCGAAGGGCTGCCGTCGCCGAGCTGGTCGATGGGGCGATACTGGCCCTGCATCACGTAGACCTTGCCGCGGCCGTCGGCCAACGGGTTCATTCCCTCGTCTTCTCGCCACTCGTCGGAGTTGAGGGCGCCGCCGTTGCGCATCGCTTGATTGCGCATCGTGCGTGACTGGGTATTGCCGCGCATGAGCTCGGATCGATCGTGCCGGACGTGAAGGCCCCTGCGCCGTTCGTCGCGACTGAAAAGCTTGCGGTTGTATTCCTGCTCAACGGCGATCAGCCAGGGACGAAGCGTGCAGTTGAGGTAATCGAGGTTGGCCTCTTCGAGGTTCGCGAGGTGACTTTCCGAGTAGTCACCCAGCTTGTTCGGAGGCATGTTCAGCAACCGCGCAATCTCGAGGACCTGGAACTTGCGCGTCTCGAGAAACTGCGCATCCTCTGGCGGGACGTCGGTCGCCTTCCACTTGAGCCCCTCCTCGAGGATCGCGATGCGATTCGCATTGACCGTGCCCTGATGGACGCGTTCCCAGTTTTCCCGGAGCCGCTCCATTGCTTCGGAGCTGAGCTTGCCGTCTTTCTCGAGCACGCCGCGCGGGGTCGACCCGTTGCCAAAGAAGCTCGCGCCGAACTGCTCTGCGGCGATGCCAAGGCCGATGGCTTGACGGCCCATTGCGACGACTGAGTAACCGACCATGCCGTCCCATCCCATGCCGGCGACGTGGAGGACATCCTCGGCGCGAAGCGTGGGGCCGCGGCCTCCCTCGGTGAGGAAAAAGAGCTTGCCGCTGCGACTGCGAACGGGACGGGTGTCTTGAGGCTTGGGCGAGAGGAGATGCAACGCGGCGGGATCGCCGTTGCCCCATCGTTCGATTTCCGAATACGAATTGCCCCACGAGATCACGTGTCCCATCTGGGCGGTTCGGAACCGAATGGAGGTCGTGTCCTCGTTCGGCTCGCAATAGACGATGTCATAGCGCGGATCGGTGGGGACCCGCTTTCGACCGCTGCGGCCTGTTTTCCAAACCTCGAGTGGCAGAGAGGCGATGTCGGTCGAGAGGTTGTTGACGCCCGCGAAATACGCGGTGAACGTGAGCGCCGTCTCCGGCGTGACGGAGATCCCGCTCATGACGGGCGGGGGCAGGAACGCCCCCATCCCGGCGATCATCGAGCGGCTCTCACCCGGGCCGGCCGCGGCCGACTCTTGGGTGAGGGCTCGCCCGTCAGATTTCAAAGAGGCGAAATAATCCACGATCGATCACGCGCCACTGACGGTCATGTAGACGGTGGTATTTGCCGTGGGCGTGATCGTGATCGTCTTGTGGCTCGAGTCGACGCTGTTGCCGGCGGCGCCGTCATCCTTGGCATAGAAGCCGCCCGAGAGGACCGGGATCGTCGGCGTGGTGCCCGACGCGATGCCGTTCGCGGGATTGGAGCCGCCCGGCGCGATCGTGACGTTGCCGGCGCCTTTGACCTCGAACGTAAGACGGTTCCACGTCGCGAAGCTCAAATCGCCCGTCGACGAAGCCGTGTTGGATGCGAGGTTCGTGAGGTCGACGGTGACAGGCGTCGTGCTGGTCAACGTGATCGTGGCCGCACCGTGCTTGGTGTATCCGTCGGCCGACGGATCGACGGTGAGAAGTCCGGCCGTCGTGACATTTCCGCCCTTCACCATCTCGTTCGACGCGGAAGCATCGACGGCCTCGAGAGCGCCGGCCGCCTGCACTGTGGCGCCGATAAGGTCCGCATTGGTGTGGACGACGAAGCGTTGGTTGGCTGTTGCCATGGTTGC